AAATAAGATTAACCGATCCAGATCTGTTTAACGATATTCGACAATTTGAAATTAATGGTCGTCCTGAACTTGCAGATAAAATGAGAGCTTTATATCACCCTGAATGGGCTGAAGCAAAATTTGGAAAAGATTATTTGACTGTTTTAGAAAATAGACAAGTTCAAGGAATAAATAGAATGATGGAAGATATAGATCCAAACATAAAAGAAAGATCTATAGTAGATGATATTGACGAGATGAACCAAGCAAACATAGACGATTTTTTTGGTAAAAGAAGAAAAAATGCCGATGGTGGTCTAGCTAAAATCCTGGAGGTCTAATGCCAACTGTCGAAGATTTAAGAATAGTTTCTGAAGGACTTACACAAAAATTAGGAAGACTTCCTAGTATTACAGAAATAGCAAGAGAGTTGGACGGAAACTTTTCTACAAATTTTGCAAGAGTTAAAAGAATGCTAACTGAAGGGACAGATTATGCAAAACCTTTAACTAAATTAGAAGCAGCTAGATTAGGGGGCGCACCTATTCCTAAACATGTCGTAATGGCAGATGACATAGAAGGTTTAAAAAAATTACGAAATAAAGTTAATAAATTAAATCGAGTTAATAAACTTGATGATAAACTTGTAAGTTTTAAAGTTACAAAAACTCAAGCTGGTAATTATACACCAAGTTTACTAGACATTAAGGGTAGTGGATCGTATGGTTCTTTAGAAGATTTAAAAACAGAGTTTAATAAAATAAAAAAAACAGAAAAGTTTAAAAATTATAGTAAAACAAAATCAAATTTAGAAGGTGGTATAAAATCCTCTTTAAAACAAGTTGATAAAAATAAATTAAAAGTTTTTGAATATTTAACGTTAAATGAAAATGCATCTTTATCTACTTTATTAGAAGATTTAAATATTAAAAAAAGAGAAGCAGAAAAAGCTTTACAATATTTATATTCAGACATTCACAAAAGAGGCAGAGATTCTGGTGCAGTTTATTTAAAAAATTATAGTGATGATATCTTAAACTCAGTTCGTAATTCTATAAAAAATACAGGGGTTAAATTAAAAGATAGAGTAATAGATTTAGTCACGGAAGCTTACGAAGGTAGGCCTGAAAAAAAACAAATAGTAGATAAAATAAAAAATTTTTATTCACAAATGGCAGAAGTAAGAAAACAACCATTTGGAAAATATTTTGTTGGTAATTTAGATCATGTTATCCCATTAAATTTTTTAAGACAAATAGATGAAGGTCAAGATGTAAATAATTTAATTAGAATAAAACCATTACCAGAATTTTTAAATCAAAGAGCATTTAAAGCACAGTTCGATAAAGTATTAGGACATGCTTATAAAGGAGGAAATAAAAAAGCATTAGAGGCAATTGTTAATATACAAAGTTATTTACCACAAGATTTTGGTGGTATTACAGCAGATGGTAAAATTAAAGATTATGGTGCTAAACCATTTAATTTAAAAACTAACTTATCAGTTGCAAAGTTTCCAGAAGTATACAAAAGAGTTTTTGAGTTTATAAACAATCCAGAATTACAAAAAACATTTAAAGAAGCGGGCGTGTCTTTTAAAAATTTAGCTTCTAAAGAAAAATTAATTACACGGATGGCAGATAATTTTTTAAAGTATCGAGCAGATGTTTTAGCTGATGCTGAAAGAGGTGGAGCGGTTTGTCAGATTTTTAGAAAGGCAGGCGGTCGTATTGGATTTCAAGTTGGTGGTAATCCAGGATGTGTTGGTGAAGTAGAAGAAGCTTTAAAAAGAAATCCTAAAAAGTTTGCTCAAGATATGAACAAGACAGAAGGAGTTGCATCTACAATAAAAGATAAAGGTACAAAATTTTTAACAGCATTAAAAGAAAATCCTAATTTACTTAAAGGTGGGTTAGCAGGTAAAATTGCCCTGGGCCTTGGTACCGTAGCCGCGGGTGCTGGAGCTGGTGCATTAGTTAAACAATTTAGAAACGATGACCCGAGTACATATTTAACTAATGAGGGTCAGATGGAAGGAATGATTATTTCTGACGTAGAAGACAGAGGTGAATATGTTGAAAACAATCTTTTATTAGACAATCAATTTAAAGTAGAACTTGCTGGAGCAGCAGCGTTAACTGCACCAATTGCTGGAAAAGTTTATAGAACAGCTAGAGGTGTTGGTGAAGCTGGACCATTACCAGAAGGAGTTGGTAGAACACGAGCAGCTTTAGGATTAAGTAAAGGTGTTCTTGGAAAAGGTTTATGGGCATTAGGTGCACCGATCGTAGCACTACCATCAACAGTTGGTTATATAGCACAAGATGTTAGAGCAGGCAAAGATGCAGAAGAAATTGCAACAAACCCATTAAATTATTTGGGTGCAGCATTTATGAGTCCTGCAGTAAAAGCTTTAGGTAAAGCTGGAGCATCAAGAGGATTACTTGGTATTGCATCACTTGGTTTAGCAGGAACAGCTGCTGCTCCACTTTTACCTGCACTATCAATTGGTGCTGGATTAGCGACACTTGGAACATTGGGTTATCAAGGTTACAAAGCACTTACTGGTAGAAACAGATCAGATGAGGATTTTTTTAGATAATGAGTATAGTAAACGCAGCTAAATTTTTAATGAAAAAAAGTCCCGATACAAGAAGATTGTTTCGAGGAGAAGAGCCAAATAAAACAACGGAAAGTTTAATGAGTGTATTATATAGTCCAAAATTAAAAGGTAGATTCTTTTTTGATAATCCTGTGGATGCTAGATATTATGCACAACGTGAAGGCACTTTAACTGGTAATGTTTATTCGGTAGACGTTCCACAAAAAATCGTAAACATAGGTAAAAAAGTAGCAAGGAGAAGAGAAGGACCTAATTATGGTAGTGAAGTTATTTTACCTAAAAGATTTTTACCTAAAGTAGAATTAGACTATATTCAAACTATTGCAGCTAGATTAAGGGCTACATTAGATTTTTTAAAAAACAGGGTAGTATGAAAAACAAAACACTTGTGATAAATATGCAACACGTCAAATGGAAGGAAATACCACCACTTAAAGGACCTGACTCACAAGGGTTGAATGTTCCTACAAAACAAGCTACAACAATCAAGAACTCGGAGAATATAAATGGCAGATATAGACAAAGCCCTACCAAACGTAGAGACTGAAATTAAAGTACCAGGTGATGACGAAGTTTTGGAGATGGAAAAAGAAACCATCGAAGAACAAGTTGGTCCCGATGATATACAAGTAACTCAAGAAGAAGATGGTGGAGCAACAATTAACTTTGATCCTGAAGCAGTTAATCAACCAGGAACTAATGGACACTTTGACAATTTAGCAGAATTATTACCAGAAGAAGTTTTGGGTAAATTAGGTTCTGAACTTGCAGCTAATTACATGCAATATAAATCTTCTAGAAAAGCATGGGAAGATAGTTATACAAAAGGTTTAGATCTTTTAGGATTTAAATACGAAAATCCAACACAACCGTTTCAAGGAGCAAGTGGTGCAACGCATCCAGTTCTTGCAGAAGCAGTTACACAATTTCAAGCACAAGCTTACAAAGAATTACTACCGGCTACAGGTCCTGTGCACACACAAATAATTGGACTTACAAATAGAGCTAAAGAAGAGCAATCAAACCGAGTTAAAGAATTCATGAACTATCAGCTCATGGATGTGATGAAAGAGTACGAACCCGAGTTCGACCAAATGCTTTTTTATCTCCCTCTTGCCGGCTCTGCGTTCAAGAAGGTTTATTATGATGAACTGCTTGGCAGAGCCGTCTCAAAATTTGTACCGGCTGATGATTTAGTTGTACCCTACACTGCAACATCTTTAGAAGATGCTGAAGCTGTAGTTCACATGATTAAAATGTCAGAAAACGAATTAAGAAAAAAACAAGTTTCAGGTTTTTATCAAGACATAGAATTAACACCTGGTTACAATGAAGAAACAGAAGTAGAAAAAAAAGAAAGAGAATTAGAAGGGATTAAAAAAACTAGAGACGAAGATATTTTTACACTTTTAGAAATTCATACCGACTTAGATTTAGAAGGTTTTGAAGATAAAGACTCAACAGGAGAACCAACAGGAATTAAACTTCCATATATTGTAACTCTTGAAATGGGTAGCAGACAAATATTATCAATTAGAAGAAACTATCAAGCTAATGATCCACAAAAACTTAAAATAGAATACTTTGTACATTTTAAATTTTTACCTGGATTAGGTTTTTATGGTTTTGGATTAATTCATATGATCGGTGGTTTGTCTAGAACGGCAACTACTGCGTTAAGACAACTACTAGATGCGGGTACATTAAGTAATTTACCTGCAGGATTTAAACAACGAGGAATACGAGTAAGAGACGAAGCACAGGCTATACAAC